AGTTCACGCAGTTTGGGAACCAGACCACAGCGACCCTGATTGGACTGTTGACCGCGCAGACGTAAACGCTGCAGTTGAATCATTGTTTGAAAATTACAATGTCAAAATGCTATGGTGTGACCCGTCTTTTTATGAACCAGATGTTTTAGAATGGTCAAAGCGTTGGAAGAAACGTGTGGAACGTATTCCGCCAACGAACCACCGAATTGCACCACTAGCGCAACAATTTATTGCTGACCTTGTGGCTAAAGAAATCGGTGGCGACCAAGACCCACGCTTGAAGCGTCACTGCTTGAACGCAGTTGCCACTGAAGCAGGGTCATTCAAAAAAGAGAAAAAGGCAAGCCCACGAAAAGTGGACCTTCTTGCTTGTGCCGTCTTAGCGAATGGCGCACGACACGCTACTAAAGACCGCACAACCACGACCCGAAGGGCAACCATTCTATGAGCCTAACGCTTGAAGAACTAGGCACCATTGACCGCCTGTTCAAAAAGTTGCGTCACCACGACGGTAAAAACCACCTTCTAGAAAACTACTACGAAGGCAAGACCCGTCTAAAGGACCTAAACATTTCTGTTCCACCTGCTTTGAAGTTGGTGGACAGTGTTGTTGGCTGGGCTGGAACTGCCGTTGACGTTCTTGAAGAACGTTTGGATTTTGAAGGCTACATTGGTGCAGACAACCTTGGGCTGAATGACATTTTCCGCCAGAACGAACTAGACCTTGAAAGTGGTCTAGGTCACAAGGACGCACTTATTTACGGTGTTGGTTTTGTTTTCGTTGGCAAGGGTGCCGAAGGCGAAGCAGACCCACTTATTACAATCGAAAGCCCTAAGAAGGCCACCGCACTTTATGACATGCGAACCCGTCGTTTGTCTGCCGCTTTATTGGTGGACCGTGACGACGTTGGTGAAGTTGGTTATGGAAAACTTTACCTGCCGAATGAAACAATAAGCATTGAAAAAACTGCGAACACTTGGGTAGAGATTGACCGCGACGTTCACAACCTTGGACGCGTGCCTGTTGCACCTTTGGTGAACAACCCACGTTCAGGCGACCCAGACGGACGTTCAGAAATTAGCCGTGCAGTTCGTTCTTACACTGACAGTGCTATGCGCACTTTGCTTGGTGCAGAGGTTGCGCGTGAATTCTATTCAGCCCCGCAGCGTTTTGTTCTTGGTGCGAAAGAAGATTTGTTCTTGGATTCAGACGGCAACGCAATGAACCCTTGGTCTGTTATTCAGGGCCGTATGCTTGGCGTGCCTTACAACGACGACGACGGTGTTATGCCACAGGTGGGCCAGTTCAGTGCTAACAGCCCTGCACCTTACTTTGAGCAGATTCGCCAATACGCGCAACTAATTGCGGCTGAAACTGCAATCCCTGCTTCTTACCTTGGTTTCCAAACTGACAACCCTTCGTCTGCGGACGCTATTCGTCAAATGGAAGCCCGTTTGGTGAAGCGTGCAGAACGTCGCCAGCGACAGTTCGGACGCACTTGGTCAGAGGTTGCAAAGTTGGCTTTGTTGGTTCGTGACGGTGAAATTCCTACCGAAGCAGCAAACATTCGCCCAATCTGGCGTGACGCTTCTACACCTACACGCGCAGCCGCAGCGGACGAAACTACCAAACTTATTCAGGTTGGTGTGTTCACCCCTGATTCTGAAATTGTTTACAACCGCATTGGTTTGTCTGATAGCGATAAGCAGGTTATCAAGGCTGAAAAGGCTGCTTCTTCTGCAAGAAGCCTAGTTGCGAACCTAGCAGACGCAGCAAGGGCAGCAACAGGTGGCGGAAACTAAATTCGTCACTACCGAAGACGGTAGACGCATAACTTATGCGCGTTGGCAATACGAACAGCAAATAAAGCAAGAAGCAGTTATTCGCCAAGTCAACGACCTTATTACTGATTCTGCAACAGGTGTTGTAAGAACTGCAGCCGATTTGGGACAACAGGAATACGGTGCATTTCTTCGTTCTGTAATTCCAGAACTACTTGACCAATACGGCAACGTAAACGCAACCGCAGCGATTGACTACTACAACGAAATGCGTCAACAATGGTCAACACTTTACGGTGCTGAAGCCCGCAGACAAGCAGGCCGTGACGCAATCAGAAGTGCAGAACAACGTTATGCGGCAGCGGTCACAGGTGCAAAAATAAAAGTGGCTAAAAACGCAGAAGCATTTGCGGCAACCTATGCACCAACCTATGACCTTGCTTCAAAGACAGACGCAGTAATGAACTTCGCAATGAAGGTCCGTGCCAAATACGGTCACGAAGCGTCCGTTGACGCAATGAACAATGCACTGACCCGTGAAGTTGCAATGTTCCACCGCGACACAGTTTTGTTCAACAGTGCGATTGACCCTTATGTGAATCGTGTGCAACGTGTCGCACAAGCAACAGCGTGCGAATTCTGTAGACTTATGGCATTGGGTAGCCGTGACGGAAAAGTGCGTGTTTCAACTTACGCAGCAAAATTCCACGACCACTGCCACTGCACAATTCAACCATTGTTTGACGGCGACGAACCAGTTCGTCCTGACTACTACGACCAGTTTGAAAAAGAATACGCAGACGCTTCAAAGGGCAACACTTATGCAAAAGACATTCTTACTGCCTGGAGAAATCCACAACAATAGACTTCCAACAATCCGTTGGACGACAGCCGCATGGCTGGACAATTCCTGCATAGGAGAAAAACGCAATGAGTGACGAAATCACTACAGAAACCATTGAGCCTGAAACAACTACAGAAACAGAGCCGCAGGGCACTGCAGAAGTAGATTGGAAGGCACAAGCCCGCAAGTGGGAAGCCCGCGCCAAAGAAGCACAGGCAGACCGCGAACTTGCCGCCAAATGGCGTGAGTATGAATCTTCACAGAAGTCAGAGCATGAGAAACTGGCTGAAGAACTTGCAAAGGCAAACGCTATTGCTAACGAAGCAACTAGCAAATTGACCCGCTACGAAGTGGCTGCCGAAAAGGGCATTCCCGCCGAAGCGATTGACCTGCTAACAGGAAATTCCAAAGAAGATTTGGAAGCCGCGGCAGAAAAACTGTTGTCACTTATTGCTGACCAGTCAAAACCCAAAACCCCTAAACCAGACGAACTTCAAGGCAAACCTACAAACGGTAATGCTGGACAGTTGACCCAGGCAGATTTGAAGGGCATGACCCCTAAGCAAATCATGGAAGCCAAGGCCGCTGGACGTTTGAATGATGTTCTAGGAATCAACTAATAAATCAAAGAAAAGGAAATAACCTAAATGGCTATTGACAACTTCATTCCCGAAATCTGGGCCGCAGGTGTGACCACCGCGTTCACCCAGAACCAGGTAGTAATCCCAACCCTAACTGCAACCTATTCAGGTGAGGCACGCAAGGGCAACACCGTTCACATTATCGGTGCAGTGACCCCAACTATCGTTGACTACAAGGCTGCAGGCCGCGTTATTAACGCAGAGGCACTTGCTGACACCGAAGTGACCCTACTGATTGACCAGGAAAAGGCTTTCAGCGTAAACATTGACGACGTGGACGCAGTTCAGGCTGCAGGCACTTTCGACGCTTGGGTGACTTCTGCAGGACGCGCACTTGGCGAAGACGCAGAGGCCGCAGTTCTTGCAGCAATGGTTGCAGACGCAGTTGACGCAAACGCAGCCGCAGCCGCAGTGACCACCGCTGCAGAGGCTAAGGCAGCATTGCTAAAACTACGCACCACCATGTCTGCCGCTAAGGTTCCTTCAACTGGACGCTACGCAGTTGTTTCACCTGCATTCGCTGACCTTCTAATTGCTGGCCTTTCAGACGTAGGTGCTGCAGGTTCTGCAAACGAACTACGCAACGGACAGATTACCCGCCTATACGGTTTCGACGTTCTAGAGTCTGCACTTCTAGAGGGAACCGCTGCAATCGGCTACCACGAAGCAGCCGTTGCATTCGTGTCACAGATTGACAAGGTTGAGGCACTACGCAACCCTTCAAAGTTTGCTGACATTGTTCGCGGACTAAACGTTTACGGCACCAAGGTCACACTTGGCGACGCAGTTGTTAAGTTCATTGGCGACTAATTAGTTTCACCCCGCTAGGGGGTGGCTTCGGCTGCCCCCTAGCAACCCAAAACTTTTATGAAAGGCAAACATGACTTGGGCAGTATTTGAAGACGTGCGTGACCGCTGGGTTGGTTCAAACGTTCCAACAGACGCAGACTTGGTGACTGCACTAATAAATGACGCCGAAGCAGTGGTTCTTGCCGAATACCCAAAGATTCAGGACCGCATTGACGCGGGCACACTTCCTTTGAATCTTGTCAAAATGGTTGTCGTTCGCATGGTTTCCCGTGTGCTACGCAATCCAGAAAATCTTACTTATTGGCAGCAACAGACTGGACCATTTGGACAGTCACGCAACTTTGGTGCAGGCGGGTCAGACATTTGGTTGACCACGGAAGAAATTTCAATGCTTGCCCCTAACCGTCGCGGCAAAGCATTTGAAGTCAACTTGGGTGCTAACGCAGTCAGTGGCGGCGAATGGATTTGGCTAACAGGTGACGGCTACGGTGACGACAGTCCAGTGCCAGACGCTTATTCAGGGGACTTGGACTAAACTATGTCATTTTTTCGCGGCAATGAAACGGTAGTCATTACAAGGCGTTCTGCGACGTCTACAGACGATTTCGGAAACAAAACCTACACGACTACCACCTTGACCGTAAAAGGCTGCTTCCTGGGCTTTGGTGGCGGTTCAGAACCTGTTGACGCGAACCGTGACCCTGTAGATACAAAGGTGACACTTTACTTCCCTAACGGCACCAAAATTGAAGAAGGCGACGTGTTCACAGTGCGATTGACCCTTATGTGAATCGTGTGCAACGTGTCGCACAAGCAACAGCGTGCGAATTCTGTAGACTTATGGCATTGGGTAGCCGTGACGGAAAAGTGCGTGTTTCAACTTACGC